GAAGCCAATCGCATTCTCGCATTGTCCCCTCTCAGGATGGGCGTCGAGTTGACCAAGAAAGCCCTCAAGGGGGCGCAGATCGAGGGGGTTTCGAAGGTCCCGCCACCGGTGAGGCCTCTGGCTGGCGGGAGAGGGGAGCAATTGCCTGTCGATCCGACCAACCCGGAGCAGGCTGACAATCTCACGACTGCCGAGTGGATGAAACGCCGTGAGGCTCAGGTCGCCGCTCGGGGCCGGAATTAATGAATTGGGTCGAAGCCTTGAGGCTGCCCTTGAAAGTGGACCCACCGTTTGACACTCTTCCCTCTGGGATCGAATGTCGAAGCGATGGGAGGATCGCCGTCCTCGCTATCAAAGGGGAAAGTCGAGTAATCGGCTTTCGGCTGAGAAGTTTCGACCCAACCCAAATGCCAGCTCTGCTGGATCGGCTTTCTAGCACAGCCGCAGCGTAAGCTCAAAGTGCTTGGTGGCCAAGGAGGGGCTTAAGCCTCCGACCGACTTCGAACGGGAATGCCTTCGATGTTCCGCCTCCCCTCCTGTGCTTGGGCAGCACTCAATCCCCGGCCGAGAAAGGATCTCAAATGGCCAATACCCTGCTCACTATCAACATGATTACCCGTGAGGCGGTGCGTCTGTGGAAGAACTCCAACGCATTCCTCCAGAATGTCGACATGCAGTATGATGACAGCTTTGCGGTCTCGGGTGCCAAGATCGGCTCGACCCTGCGCATTAGGCTGCCGAACGACTTCACCGTCACGACCGGACCGGCCCTGTCAGTGCAGGATACGTCCGAACAGTCGACGACCCTGGTTCTGGCGACTCAGAAGCACGTCGATGTCGGCTATTCGACGGCCGACCGGACCCTGTCCCTCGACGACTACTCGAAGCGAGTTCTCGCCCCGATGGTCAACAACCTCGCCGGCGCAGTTGCCGTCGATATCATGAACGGTAGCGAAGGCGGTATTTGTAACTTCGTCGCCAATCAGGACTCGAGCAACAACGTCATTTCGCCCATCGCCCAGACCTATCTGCGGGCTGGAGCGAAGCTGTCAAACAACTCTGGCCCTGTCGGCAACCGCAAGGTTGTCAACTCGCCAGACACTCAGGCGACCGTCGTTGCGACCCTGTCGGGCCTTCTCAACCCGGCCTCGGAAATCTCCCGCCAGTACGTCACGGGCAAGATGTACGACGCCCTGGGCTTCATCTGGCTAGAAGATCAGACCACGATTGCCCACACGAATGGGGCGCTGGCACAGGGCTCCGCGACGGTCAATGGGGCCAATCAGACCGGCCTTTCGCTCACGGTCAATGCCCTCGCGAATGGCCTCAACATCGGCGACATCATCACGATCGCCGGGGTCTTCGCAGTCAACCGGATCACGAAGCAGTCCTATGGCCAGCTGCGTCAGTTCGTCGTGACGGCGAATGTTGCTGCCGGTGCCACGAGCATTCCGATCTACCCGGCCATTGTCCCGGCGGTCGGCGGGCAGCCGGTCCAGTACCAGACCGTGACTGCGAGCCCTGCCAATGGCGCTGCTGTCAACCCGACGAATGGTCTGGCGGCGAGTGCCTCGTACACGAAGAACTTCGCTTATGCCCCCGAGGCCGTCACCCTGGCGACTGCGGATCTGGAAATGCCGAAGAACGTGCATGAAGCCGCCCGGGAGTCCTTCGACGGAGTCTCGATGCGTATGGTCACTGATTACTTCATCGGAACTGACCAGCTCATCACCCGCCTCGACGTCCTCTACGGGTACCTGTGGATCAGACCTGAGTGGGCGTGCGTCGTCGCGGACGTGATTTATCAGTAGCCAGGCCCCTGGTGGACCTGTCGAGGAGAGGCCGCCCTTCGGGGCGGTCTTTTCGCTCTTAGTAGAAGGACCTTCGAATGGATTGGAATACTCTCAAGCGCCGCCTGCAAGCCGAGCATCCGGGGGACCCCCGGACGTTAGCCTATCTCGAGAAGGCGTTCGAGCTTGGTAAGGAGGCGCTTGAGATCTTTGCAAAGCATGGGCATCAGTTTCATCTGGCTCCTGGTCCAAGCCCGGCCAGCAGCGAATGGCCCAAGATGATGTTCCATGTCGAGGCAGCCCCGAATGGTCGAATGGTCCGGGATGAGTTCGAGCTTTACGACCTCGGCGATGGCTGGTGCAATTCTCTGGAAGAGGCCCAAGTCCGGGACGGAATAATGGCTCAATTTACTGGCAGAGGGGGAGTTAACAGGCGATCCCTCCCCTCGCCAGTCCCAGGCCAAGGTGTTACCAGCAAGATCGACGAAGCTGGCGCTAAGGCTCAACGGATTGCCGAATTTAAGGAAAAGCGAAATGTTAAGTAAAGGTGAATATCGAGTTGGACTTTCATTTAATCCCTCGTCTGATCCCATGGTCGATGCGATTAAGAAAGCTGCAGCGAACTTGATCGATCTTGTCGAGGAGATTTCGAGCGATCGAACTTCTGACGTGGGAAATGAACGTGGGCGTTTGAAGGCCCTGGCGCAGACCCATATTGAAGACGCGGCCATGTGGGCCGTCAAGGCTCAGACCAAGAAGGAGAACGAATAAATGGCCCAGGCTCGTGGAAGAAGGTTTACAATTTACGATATGATGGAGGACAAAGGGGTCTTCGACAGCAATCCGGCGAACATTAACGCGCGGGACGGCACGGGCCTCTCCATCCACCAGAAGGCCATCTACCCGATGATGCTTTATCATCCCGAGGGAGAGGAGAAGCAGACCGTCGCGCCGACGGCCATTGCGACGCCATTTGGCCCGCAGTGGGTCGGGGAGCAGAAAGAGCTTATTTCCAAGATCGCGAAAGACGAGGCCGAGGCCAATGCCCTGCTGGCCGAAGGCTGGCACAAACTCCCCGGCAGCGCCATCGCGGCCCGTTATCGGAAGGCTGGCCTCGAGCCCCCGGTCATGGCGGCGAGCCCGATCGATGCTGCCCGCATGGCGCAGGAGGACGAGGCGGCCGCTCTGCGGAAGCAGATCGCCGAGCTCACGGCCAAGAACGCCGAGACCGAGCAGGCTCTCGAGGCCGCGCTCAAGAGCAAGAAATAAGGAGCAAGGGCCGTGAGCAATATCGATCCAGCTGCGACCTCGATTGGCGATATTATCACGGCCGCTCTCAAGGAAAGCGGGGCTATCGGAGTCGGGCAGACCCCCTTGGCCGAGGATACCACGGACGCGTGGGCCAGGCTGCAGTGGATGCTGCAAGAGTGGGCGCGGAAGAGGTGGCTCGTGTATCACCTCGTGACGCTCTCCAAGACCAGCACCGGTGCTCAGTCTTACAGCATCGGCCCAGGAGGAGACCTGGACACCGGGGCCAATTCGATGAGGCCGGATAAGCTGGAAAGTGCCTTTCTCCGCCAGCTCGTCCAGAGCCAGCCGAACCAGATCGACTACCCGCTGGATATTCTCCAAAGCATGGAGGACTATAATAAGATTGCCCTCAAACAGCTGGTAAGTTTTCCCGGGGTGATCTTTTTGGACGCGAGCTGGCCTCTCGGCCGCGTGTATCCCTGGCCAGTTCCGCAGGCCAACATCTACGCAGTCCACGTCACGATCAAGGCCCAGCTGCCGGTCGTCTTCCAGACTCTTTCCGACGCCTTCGCCCTGCCGTATGAGTATTACAACGCGATGGTGCTGAATTTGGCTATGCGCTTGCGCTCCAAGTATGGCATTCGGACAATGCCGGGGGATTTGCTGCCCGGACTGGCCAAGGACTCGCTGAATGCCTTGCGTGGCGCGAACACCAATATTGCCCGTTTGCAAATGCCCGTTGATTTGGTCAGGAACGGGATTTACAACATCTTCTCTGACCGGTCTTACTAACCGAGCAGCGATCCCGCTGGCGGCTCTCAAGTAGCGGCTTCTCCCGCAGGAAGGAACTTCGATGCCCCTTATTCCTCAGTTGATCGATCAATTCTCGAGTTTCATCAATGGCCTCCGTCTTATCGATGGCGGACAGGTATTGCAGCTGGCAAGCTACGTCACCCGAAATCGGAATGGCATTATCGCTTTTGCTGGCGGTGGACAGGCCAACGCGACGGTACTGGGCCATGGGATTAATAATGTCGAGACAGTTGCCTCGGCGAATGATTCCGTCCAGCTCCCGCTGGCGATCCCTGGCGCGAAGTGCATCATCAACAACGCGACGGCGACCTCGATGCAGGTTTTCGGAAATCCGAGCAATGCCAACAATGCTGGTGCTGGCGATACGATTGCCCTGCAGGGATCGAATTCCCAGGTGGCGACTGCCACTGGCGTTGCCCAGGCTGCTGGTGTCGTGGCGGAATACTTTTGCATCAAGATGGGACAGTGGAAGCGGTCTTCCACGGCGTAATTCTGGAGCGGGCACATGAGGCTTCCCCTTATCGGCGGCTCTTATGTAGCCCGCTCTCGTATTGCCAACGCCCAGCGTTGTGTGAATACTTTCCCGAAATTAATCGGGAAGACAGCCCTGTGCCGCTGACGTATTATCAGCGGCCGGGACTTCGGCAGCTGGTGCAGGACGGAGCCAACATAAATCCCGTCCGGTGCATCTACCGGGCCTCCAACGGGCAGGGCTTTGCTGTTATTGGAGTAAAGGTTTACTACGTGTCCTCGGGCTTTGTTCTGACCCACCTGGGCGACCTGACCGTTTTCGGCACTGGCCCCTGCCGGATGATCGATAACGGGACCACGATTTTGCTGGTCGACGGGAGCACTTTCGGTTACACGATCGTGCTGGCGACTCATGCCTTTGCCCAAATCAACGATCCGACTGGGAGCTTCAACGGGGCCAATACCGTGGGGTTTTTGGACACCTTTGTCGTCTGGAACGAACCGGGGACGATCGATTTTGGCAGCACGCTGTCGAATTCCCTTACTTTTGACGCGCTGTATTTCGCCGGCAAGATCGGGTATCCTGACCCGCTGCAAGCCCTCTCGGTGAATAGGCGGGAAATCCTCTTGCTGGGGGCCCTCAAGTCGGAGATCTGGTACAACTCCGGCGGTGCGACTTTCCCCTTCGCCATTCTGCCCGGGGTCTATATCGAGCAGGGCTGCGCGGCCACGTATTCAGTCGGGACGATTGATATTGAGACGATTTGGCTCTCCCGGGACTTGCGGGGCCATGGCATGATCGTGAGCCTGAAGGCTTACAATCTCAAGAGAATTTCCAACCACGCCCTGGAATTGGCCATTCAGAAAATGCCCAATATCTCCGACGCCTTTGCTTACACGTATCAGATCGAGGGTCACTCGTTCTACGTCATCACCTTCCCGTCGGGCAATCAGACCTGGGCCTGTGATATGAGTCTGGTAGAAAAGCCCGAGCTAGCGTGGCACCAGCGCTGCTGGACGGACGCAAATGGGGGGCTCAATCGGGAGAGGCTGATGTCCCATGCCTTCCTTTATGGGAAGAACGTCGGCGGGGACTGGCAGAATGGGAAAATCTACGAGCTCGATCAGGACTACTACTTTGACGACGCTTCGGGAGTCGGCCTCGACCCGATTACCTGCATAAAGGGCTTCCCGCACAATTTCCAGGGGATCGATCCGCTGGTAGGTGGCATGGCTCCTTCGGACAACAGACGGATGATTTATCGGAATTTCCAGGCCGATATTGAGGTCGGAGATATCCCGCTGAATTCCGACGGCTCGACCCCCCAGGTGACTCTGCGTGTCAGCCGTGACCGTGGGAAAACCTTTGACACTGTCGGGCTCCAAAGCATGGGGAACCCGGGGCAATACGAGACCGCTCCGCAGTGGCTCAATTTGGGTCTGGCCCGGGATATGGTCTTTGAGCTCTCTCATTCGCTGCCCGGCCCGGCGGCCCTTAACGGGGCCTGGGTCCAGTGCGAGGTCAACGCGTCTTAATACCGCGCCAGGCGGTTCCTGGCTCACCCCGTAGAGGAAGAACGACTATGAAAGACGAAGCAGCTATCGAAGCCGAAATTCAGGCAAAGGGCCTTAATGCCCCTCGGCTTACGCCAGCTCTCATCGATGCCCAGATTGTCGGTGAGGCTTATTATGTTTTCCCCGGCACCACGTTGACGATTTGCGCGCTGACTTTGCGCAATGGCTTCCAAGTGACTGGGGAAAGTGCTGCTGCCAGCCCAGCGAACTTTGACAAGGAAATCGGGCAGAAGATCGCCCGTGATAATGCCAGAAACAAGATCTGGGCTCTTGAGGGCTACGCATTGCGAACAAAGCTTGCGGCGGCCTAAACCCCGAAAACGGAGC